TGGAGTTTTAGCTACACGCAGTAGGAATTTAGAGAAGTTCGGAGACAGGAAGCTCTTACATCTTCTTTTCATTGGCATCTTCGATGAATTTCTTAGTCACATCCTTAACGGACTTCGGGGAATTACTGAACTTTTCGAGCATTTTAATTCTCTCCATTATTTTCAGAATCTCCCTGTCTGTAAATTCGAATTCTTCTTCATCTGAAGAAGGGTCCGGATGGAATGTCGGGCTGACCAAAACCTTCGGCTCTAAAGCATTACTTGGGAAATGCTTATGCATGAAAGTTTTCGTCAGGAGCTGACTCATCGGAATTTGTGTGACTCTAAGTGATCCCTGGGCTCCAATGTACGGTCCAGGAGGGGCGGAAAATTCAAATCCGGCTACATCTCCTAGAACATCAACTACATAGTGAGCACTGAGGAGAGTGGCGGTAGCTCCAATTTCAGGGATTTGGTCATTTCTAAAGGCAGTGCCAACTGTCCCCGCTAACACCACACTAGGGGTTGACAAAAACAGGGGATCTATCGCAACAGTTGGGGCAAGACACCTCCAGGAACAACTGATAGCGAACCTTCCTCGAGTTCCATTAGGGAAATAGGCCCATGTCCCAGTGGGATCAAAAGTAAGGCCGAGGTTGGTTGCAGGGTCGGTATTATAGGAACTACCGATAACAGGCAAATACCCAGTTCCAAGAGTGTATCCAGTGCATGAGAAATAACTAATATTCACACCAGACGTCGACGACGTCTTCGGCGTGTACAACTCGACTTCATAAGTGACATACAGCTGCCCGATAACTTGTCCGTTGACGGCTTGCCCGCCATTGGCAACGGTTAATTTACCAAGATCATACATCCTCAGATCAGAATTCGCAGGAGGCAAACCAGGTCGAGTGTAAAGCTCGCTAAGAACCAATTCACTCTTCTTGCACTCGATCGGATGGACAAATGTCTCAGACGTCTTTGCAGAATTAGCAAACTCGTGGTTCAAAAGCGATTTAAGATCAACAAATTCAGGTGACAATGAATTATACTGAGTTGCCATAGCAACGTAGCCCAAACCGGCTGATGCAGAGTAAGAACTACCGAGTGATTTTACCTCGAAAATAGCACCTCGGAGTCGATACTGTTCATAATTATTGGCTATGAGTGACAACCAGGGGAAAGTCTCAGCCATACCGGGGTTGATATGAAAATGCTGAGTCGTGAAGGAAGCAGTGGAAGACAAAATATCGCCAATATACTCACGATGGTGAATAATATTGTAGCATTTGCTGTTTGAGATCATAGGAACCTCATTTCCAAGCTTGCCATCCGAAGCGGCAGCAGAAATAGAATTCTGCTCCACCTCATAGTCGCCGAAACCGGCAATGAGAGGAAGGGCGACAGACCCAACCTTCCCAGCAACATCGAGGGCAGTTTCCCACCACTCTTTGCCTTCTTTTGCGGCATTACGTATTTCATTATTCATTTTTGAACGTCCGTTCTGCCTTCTTCTTCGCCTTTGCTTAACTGGCCTGTCAACGTAGACAACCTTCGGAGCAGGCCTAGGTTGTTTCACCCTGACGGCCCTTTTGTTAGAGCTCTTGGCGGCTGATTTATTTCTTCCAGATCGCGGCATGAGCAAATCTTTAAATCCTTCCAACCATCCGTGAGGGGGGAGAAAAATTAAGAAAAACCCTCCACACTTACTCTCATTTCCTGTTATGAGATATTTTGAAGAAAGCTCCATGTATTCAGTGCGGATCTGGGGGTCTAGAGTTTGGAAAACGCTATAGAATTCAGACTGATTCTCAGGATAAGCGTTTATCATCCAATTCACAAACTCTATAGCAGGTTTGAGAATCTCCGGCGCTGCACTGCACATTCCACAGATGCTCAATAGCTTGTGAAATTGCTGGGCAGGGGTCAATTCTTTCTTCTGGAGGACCAACTGTTTGGTCAGGGACGTAGCCAATTTGTTGACCCTAGGTACTGGAACATAACACTCCTCAATACTATCCCATTTGGCCTTAGAGCCAAGGAAGCTGGGGGCATTTTCGTCTGTGAACCTAGTACCGGGAACATGTTCATACACTCCACTGACAGCGGCCTTAATCACCATGCCATACTTTCCATATACTTCAGATTCTATCTTCAGGTAGTCATCCTTGTCAATCGATGATCCAGGCCTCAGCCCAAAGATTTTGTCATCAGAATAAATCGCAACAACAAAATTCTCCATAACTTCTTCGTAAGTGGGGAACCGTTTGTATTTATGAAACCAAACATTAATTGCTAAATCCATGCTAATCAAAGTGTGGCCTATCATATTATCTGGCGTGGTGTTATTTTGACCAGATGGATTACCATGGTCAAACTGGACAATTTGTCCATTAGGGAAGCACCTAATAGGGTAAGTGCTATAATATGTGACATAGTCACGTACTTCAGTGAGGCGGGCTCTGGCAACTGCGTTATTGGGGAGTTGTAATCCTTCGTTCCGGAGCTCATAGACATCATCGGAAACAAAGCAACGATCCCAGCCTCGACAATCACTCTCGGACGTCAAGGAGCAAGATTCAAAGTCTATCATGAGGGAGTTGAAGCCGCCATATTGCTTAACAAAACCGTATTTACACCAGGTTTCATTTCTCAATGACTTCATGGCTTCGTTCTGAGCACCATAAAGTAATTTTTGCTTAGCAATAAAACACTTATCTGTGCAGTCAACTAGACGGATCTTATTCGCATCAAAGTCTTCAGGACACAGATATTCATCTTTGGTATTGGACAAGTTGATAGGAATATAATCAATATTGCCCTGATACTCATCAAACGGTTTACTGAGCAAGAATTCCTTAGTTTTAGGAAAGCCACTTTTCTTACCAATAATACCGGAAGCAGCAGCGCCATTATAGTCGGCATCACCCACCTGAATAGGCTGGTGAAGGATTTTCCAAAGGTGAACTTTCGCATACTTCTTAGCTAGGTCGTAAGTTTTATCGCCTGCTTCAGGATATTTGCGGATGTTATCACTCTTCTTCATGGCCTGGTTAACATTTGACATAGTGGGCCTCACCTCATACCAGCTAGAAAGAGCCTTCAGAGTCTTGGCTGACTCAGGGTTATCGTACTTAAACTTGCGGAAATAACTACACTGAGTATTAAATTTATTCTTATCGTCATCGGGGAAAAACTGACGTAAGTTGACTTCGCCCAAGTGGGTTGCATTGGCAAACCGGGTTACGGTCGTGGGCTCTATTTGATAGTATTTACAACCGAACCCTGGTTCGCCAAGGAGTCATAAGTGTTTCAGCCATTCTTTGACCTGAGGGCCAAAGAAGACGAATGTGTTATTACTGCCGTCACCAACATTACCTTTATGGAACCCTATCAAGTGGTTTTCATTTGATATAACACCTTTTCCACAATCCCCTTGTTCAGTGGAGGCCTGGTACATCATAAGGCTTTGGACAAGAGAATGGGAGCTCAATTTCTGAGATACACTCCTGTACCAAGTGTTGTTACGGCAAACATCAACGAAGCAAGCGTTAAATGGCTCATTCCATTGGAACACGCGCTCAATATTGAAGGATTTTGAGTTCCACAATCCAGGTGTGGAATTAGGAACCTCCATGGCGCACAAGTCAACGTGTACCGGAGCAGAAATCACCCGGGATTTATCCACTGGCAGAGTATGCTTCCTATCACGAGACCTAATAAATGATTGATGGGGGAAAATCAAATGCTTGTTGGTCATAACATAAGTCTTGTTGCCGACAACGCAAAACTCAAAATTCCCGATAATTTCACCATCAATTTCTACAACTTCACCGCCGGACGGCTTTGTTTCACTCCCGAGAGGAACAAGAACGCCATTCCTCAGTGCGGACTCATTGTAGACCTTATTGTGGGCTGGAACCTTAGTTGAGTAGACGGTCCTAGATTTACACCGATCACACTCGACATTAGCAACCCATAATTCACACCTTCCACAAAAGTACTCGATTTTCATCTCTACAATATCAGATGTGGTACATGTGGAAGTTGAACCCTCAGGAGCAGGGACAAAAACCGTAGGAGGTATCACTTTACTACTACCGGGGGTGGCAGGCAACTGTGGCATATTCTTAGGGACTACCAAGCACTTCTCTTCGTGTCTGTAGTCATAACTTGGATTGTTAATGCAATCAAGTCGATTTGCACCACACTGGCTGCAAAATTTATAATTTGGGGAAGAGTGCTTGGCTTTGCACTTACGGCAAGAGGTCAAAATTTTCCCTTCATCACCACCTCTGCGGTGGAGGTACTTACCCTTCCCAAGATCAATCCGATCGTCATCAGACTCCGGGCGCTGATAGCGCGGGTCATCAAAATTACGATCAATATCTTCGGCTTCATCCAAAGCCTCCTCGAGTCTGGCTTTATTCATTGCCTTCCAGGTGGTATCATACCACCCGCCAGACCTCTGAATGCCATATCGGTATTTATCATAATCGTACTCTCTCCACCCATAACCTTTTCCACGATTAAATAGCTCACGCTCGGCAGCGTTGAGCTCGCGGTGGAAGTCAGTCCTCTCGAGATCACGATCATTGTCATAGGCATCTTCCCATTCATCTTTGGCATCTTGCCATTTATCCCAGTATTCATCCTCTAACCAATCGACACCGTACTTCCGGCACATAGACTTATATGCGTCAAAAGTTACGACATCGTTGCGGAATTGCTGGTCAAGGTACTCATCCCATGACATCCTGTCTGACCTCCCCTCCTCACGATACGAGGATTCAACTAACGAACTGACAACACTAACAACATGGTTGATGAGAGTTGCCCATGAATCCGGACCATAGGAAAAGTGTTCTTTTTGTGATACACGCCCCCTCGAGAAGTGGAGACCGCCAGACGATTGCACAATAAAATGGTGGACCTCGTTTTTGAATTCATTATCTTTGGCAGCATAATTATACATTTTCCTGCCGAATTTACTAACGAGATCATTGGAGAGCTTTGCCATCTCTCTCTTACTACTTATGAATAAGCCAACGTTGTTAAAGGCTTCAATCATTAAAGGAAAGAAGGCTCCCCAATCCACAGAAAAAGATCTCCCGGGATAGGAGCAAATCTCCTTGTGAATACATATAGCTATTATTAGAGCAACATTAGGGTTACTCAAATTAGCACCAGGAGACATCTTATACAAATCCTCATAAGCGCGCTGACCAAGTCTATGATACCTACTCTCTATCGGAATAACAAGGGCCCAAAATCTCGAGCTCCTAAACCGGACATAAATCTTATAGACAAGGAACCAAAACAAACAAACTAAAGTAAAGACCACCATAATAGCATGGACATTACTGGGGATTCGCAATGGTGTAGTGGCGGCACTAAAAATGCCTTCCACCCACCGCATAATTAGGGCAGGCAATGTAAGTTTACCTACGTAGGTGATAAGACAACTACCACCATCTCCGATATGCACAGAAACATTCAAAAACTCGGAACACTTGTCTACTGACAGCTTCAAAATATCTCTACCGCACACATCGGAAATCCACTCAACAGGTCGTGTTTGCCCACTCACAGTGGGACATCCAAAAGCACCACCTATTAGCATCATAAGGATCACGGTTACACCGAAGTTACATAGACCCCGCTGTTCTCTCCTACTGAACCAATTGTGGTGTGTGTTCATCGGGAGCCCGGGGATCGTAGGCTGACCTTTCGCCCAGAGTCTGGGTTCATGCATAATAGTATCGTAGAGGTTACGTTTTACAACAAACCCACCCTGCCTAGCAGGGTCAAAAATCACAATAAGGTCAATGCCACATCTCTCGACGCAGCAGATAATGGATTCCTTCAGGTTACAATCGTCTTCGCTAACGCGAGAAGGGGGAACCCAAAAATTATTTTCTAAGAACCCAATCACCTGTGAATGCCCTTGAGCATCCCAATCACCACGTAAAGCTATAATCTCACTCCGGTTGGGCACATTTAGGCCACAGTCAAGATCTGAGAATTCCGCTATTTCGCACAGATGCTCAATATCAACTATGTCAACTTCATAGGAAAATCGGTGCTGGAAGGCCTGTTCACCAGAACATACCAGATACTGGGCGAAATTAGCCTGAGCCGACGAGCAGTGGAAGGTGAAAGGGATGCCACCCAGGTTCTCTTGGCCACCCAAATTGAGTAGTGGAACCCAGGAGGGGTGAACCTGTGGTTTAACCCCATTAACAG